TTACCTTTGTTATCGAATATACCTTCGATAGTGATCAATTGATCAGTGATGCCATTGAACTGTTTTACGTTCGTTGCTAGCAGTTGGTAAAAGTCTGAATCACTGCTAATGATAACATGATCATCTTCAGGATGCAAATGTATCCAACGTGCTATTAGGTCGTCTGCTTCTGCGTCAGGTTCTCTAAGTACACTGCAATTTGTCTTATCTTGCAAATACTTATTGAAGTCATCAAAGGTATCCCAAAAAAGTTTCTCTTCTTCTTGTTCACGCTCAGTAAGTGCCGCTCTTGCCGCTGCTCGATTTGCCTTGTACGGCTTGTAGTGATCCTTGCGCCATGAACGCCCTTCCAAGCAAAACACAATATGATCTGTGTTAAATTGCTTGGCCACCTTGTTGATTGCTGCCATACTGATATGCAATGCATACCCAACTTTCTCCCATGGATCGCTTGCACGAAATGCAACGTGTCTTGCGCGGAAAAACATATTAGCAGTGTCAATAAGCAAATACTTCATAACAACCCTTTCGCTGATTATGTTATTATTATAACACTAGACCATCTTGTTGTCAATGATATATTTTGTAAGAAATTGTGTGAATTTTCTATGCCCATCGGGGCCATAGTGATAACTGATTGGACTAACTGTTTCGCAAGTCTCACTGATAACACTGTCAAATGACACAGTTCCGTAAGGGTCAATGTAACTGCTACCCCAGTCTTGCTTATCTTCTATATCAGAGAACGTGTTATTACCATTAAAGAATATATGCTTTATGCCTAACTCGTTTAATTCTTGATGAAAACCCCATATGTTTTCGTGGGCGGCTTGCGTTTTTTGTTGCCAATTGATGTTTGCGACGTAGTGTTTGTAGGCCTCTTGATAAGAGGGAGGCACGTCGTCTATTCCGGATGCGTTTACCTGGAAATAATTTCCGTCTATAAGCCATTCTTCTCTCTCCCATGTGCTCCACTGTATGATATACAGTGTACGATAACTATCACCGTAATGGTTGGATATCCAATCACGGGTAGTGCGCAGTATGCGATCATTGCTGCTGGCACTTTCAGCATCGCATTTTAACGCACAGCTCAATCGTTGGCTCAGCAACTTGCCCCAACTTCTGTTTAAATTCTCCGGATGAGGTTGTCGCCCCATCATAAACAAAGCAGGATCATCACAGGCAAATGCATGATTGTTAACACATTCAGCAGCGGCTGTGTGGCTATCACCGTTCACATACAGTATCAAGTTATTTGACTTCCGTGTAGCCGTCGCCGAGATCTCTGCTGTTTGTAAAACGAATTTCAGGATCGGCCTGGTATTGCTCGTAGGTCTCCATTACAACGTTTCTACAAACTGTTTGGAACCAACGATCAACAATTTCATGGTCGGGCTCATTGCTTTGCCCTTGGTATCCTGCTCTAACAAGATTTGCTACAAACTTTTCATTCCAATCCAGTTCAAATGCACCGTTGTTAATGTCATCAGGGGCAATGTCAATGTTGAGAATAGCAACATACGGCTCGCCTTTTTCTGTAGCAATTTCTTTGGCAGTTTTCTTGGCTTTTGTAGTGCGCTTGGCCTTTTCAGCAACTTCCGGCTTTTTTAAACCCAATGCACTTTTCAGTTTGTCTAACATGCTTACTCCTTGTTTTTATAAAATACAGGAATGGGTTGCATCTTGTGCAAGTTGCGTTCACGTATTTCAGTGTATTTACTCAGTTGATCTTGCTCGTGATCACTCAGTGTGTCAATATCGATGCCCGTTTCTTTTATGGTCATGCAACGCTCAAGGTCACTGTAGCTCATGCCTTGCAATTGATCTTGATCAACACGACCATCATCCCACAATCCGTCTGTGGGCTTTGCATCAATGATTGCTTGGCTAACACCTAGCTCTTTGCCCAACGCCCATACTTCAGTTTTTGTAAGATCTGCAATAGGTGAAATGTCAACACCACCGTCACCATACTTGGTGTAAAAGCCAACACCAAAGTCTTCCACTTTATTGCCTGTGCCTACTACAAGTCCGCCATGTGTTTGTGCTTTTTGATACAGTGTCATCATGCGCAATCTTGCACGACTATTCGCCAACGCCAGTGGTGAGTACGCATGCTGAAATAGATTCTCAAACTCATCAAACACTCTGGTAAGATCAACAGTTTCAAAACTGGCATTCATGTAATTTGTGTTTAACCACAAGCAATGATCAATGCCCATGTCAGTTTGCTCTGCTTTTTGTCTAATAGGCATAACCAAACACAGTGTTGGCACACCACTTAGCGCACACAACGTTGATACAACGGCACTGTCAATACCGCCACTAACCCCAACAACCAATTGTCCAAAGTTGTTGTCCAGTGCGTATTGTCTAATCCACTGTGGGATGTCTTCTGTTAGGTTCCCCATGCGTTCTTCCATATGTCTACTTGTAATCTTGGGCTGTAACGATAACCTTTTGTCATTGCCAATGCAGCAACTTCTTTAACATTCAAATGATACTGATTAGGAACGCCGCCTACTGGCATCAAGTATACTGGACCATGAAATCCATTGTCTCTATATTGCGAAACAGCACGATCTACATCTTCAACATCAGCTTCTGTAGCCACAACAAACTTGAGATAGGTAAATCCGTGACTTTGATAGTGTCTAATAATATCAGGCTTAATAGCATTTTCCCACTTTTCACCCGAACAAGGCAATTTTGCACTTACTGAAAATGTAAGTCGATTCCTGTAACGTCCAAACTCAGTAAACTCGTTTAAGAACTTGCAGAACTCATCGCTTAGTGGCTGTGTACCATTTGTTTCAAACGTAATGTTTTGCAATCCAGCAAGTTTGCACCTGTTGATAACAGCAGGCCAAGCACGTTGCCATCCTAGCAGTGGTTCGCCACCTGTGATAACCAAGTGTACGTCTTGTCCAAACTGGTTCCCATCGCTCCAGCGATTGTTAGGAATTAATTTGTGCATGTGTTGCACAATGTCTTGTGATTCCATAACCGGGCTAAACTTTTTAAAGTCCTTGTGCCACGAAGCGTAACTGTCGCAACCAAACTCAGTTAGCGGCAAATCTTCATATTTTTCAAACTTGTCAACATCCTTGGCAATCTGCTCTGGATTGTCAGTGTGTTCACCTGCAGGCATACCAAAGCCTCTACATTCAAAGTTACAACCAAAGCTGCGCAAGAATACGCTAGGTACTCCTGCCCACTTGCCTTCACCTTGTAGACTGTAGAAGATTTCTGCTACTTTGACCTTGCTCATTTCATTATCTCCTCATTTGGATCCCAACGACTCCACCATTCTTCCCAAGGAAAAACAATCCAACTAGGATCTTCAATTTTATTAATCTCTTCTGCACTATAGTCAGGATCTAGATTTGATTCACTTGCTATGTTATTATATAGCACTGCAAACTTGGTGCTGTTGTTCCAAACAGTATCCCAAACATAATCAATATCATCTGGAATTTGTTCTTTAATTGTATTCTCCCAATCCGATTTGATCCAGTTAATAGTTGCTCCTGAATCATTGATATCATCTACAATTAGAACTTTCTTGCGTTGCCCGGCATCCCAACGAGCACCAGTTGAAGTACCATTGTTGATTCCAAATGCTATTTCTGCAAGTTTAGTATTGCTTTCACATGGTACATGTTTACCGTCACGCAGTCTTACATCAAGTGTGTACATTGTGATATCCAAGTATTGACTAAGCAGATTGCTAAGTGTTAATCCGCCACGGGTGACACCCACAATATAATCTGGCTTCCAGTTTTCTTTTTGCATCTGGCGCAATATTTCTTGTGTTTGCCGCTGTACATCGTGCCATGTTACATAGACTTTTTTCATAGTTTCTGTCCTTCTATTACACTATAATACACTGCTTAACCACCGACGTCTACCTTAAACGTGCCCAAAAACTTTTTGGGATCGTTCTCGCGCATTTTAGCCCACACATCAGTTTCACCACGCCGCACACTGTCAAGATAGCCAGTGTCTTGTTTGAGTAGCTTGCGTAGCCATTCCATTTTAAATCCCCACTGTATTCTCAGTGCCGCTGTTGGCGGATAAAGAAAATCTTTGGGATTTTCTGGATTGCCTTCGTTCTGTTCGGGATTTCTTTCTTGATAGGTAGTATCATCGTTGTTTCCAGTTAAGTCATGTCTATCATGAAAGCAACTACTTTCAAGTTGAATTATTGCGTCATTCATGTAACACACTTGGCTGACCCATCCATCGACGATTTGGTGCGGTGATATACAACCATACATTATAATCCAATCACGTGGTAGAACTGGAAAAATAGCATACGGATGTCCGTGATTGTCGTTAAAACGCTGTACTGCAAATTTGCCGCTGTGGCTGAGGACTTCAGTGTCCCAGCCCTGGCTTTCCATTCTTGCATCATCGTTCCATACAATCAACCATTCTCCGTGGCTCTCCTCAGCTAACTGATTGTAATATTCATTGAGCCTAGCATACCCCAATCTTGGTTGTACAAACGCATATAGGTCTTGATCACGTTCTTCAAAGTTAGGAACAATATCACTTTGTACAAAATCAATGGTAGCCTGGTCGTCATCATCAATGGCAAGTAAAAACTCAATACTGTCAGGATTGTCAGCAGTGGCAAGCATGCTTTGCATACTTTCCATGATCATCTGCGGGCGACCTCGTGTTGCGCACAGTACAGATATTTTTTTAGTTGCTTGGACACTAAAAGGCATTATCTATTCTCCATTACTTTGTCTGCAAGTCCCCATTCAACTGCTTCGTGTGCTGTTAGGAATGTGTCGAACTTCATTGTTTCTGACATCTCTTCATAGGTCTTGCCAGCTGTGTTATGTTTAACATAAAGTTCAGTAAGACGACGATTGACTTTCTTGGACTCTTCCATGCTGCGTACTGCATCTTCGAACTGTAGTTCTTGTACATACACACTGCCTGACGTGCCGCGTGTACCTGAACTTACTCTATGAATCATTGTGCGCGACTCAGGAAGCACAATACGCTTGCCTGCTGTGCCTGCTTGTGATAAGAAACTGCCCATTGAACATGCTTGTCCAATAACAACTGTTGATACATCACACTTGATAAACTGCATTGTATCATAGATACCAAGTCCTGCACTTACCTGTCCGCCTGGCGAATTGATGTACAGCAGGATGTCTTTGTCAGGATCTTCTGATTCTAAAAATAGCAACTGTGCAATTACACTGTTTGCCATTTGATCTTCGACCACACCGTTTAACATCACAATACGATCTTTCAGCAAGCGACTGTAGATATCGTATGCACGTTCGCCTTTAGAGGTAGTCTCTACTACCATTGGGATCAATGACATTATTCAGTAAACCTTTCTTTGCGGATTATATATGGAGTATAAATTGCACTATTAGCACCGTGTTCAGCACACTCTGCGCTTTCGCACCAGCAACGATCATTGGTTGCTTCACGTATAAGTTTGTCAGCAAAGCGCCATGCATGTTCTGCAAACTTTTCTGCACCAACACCTGCAACAATGTTAAGTTGTGCCAGGCCTTTTTCTTCCAGTATTCGAAAGTCA